CTTTACGTTGCAACGACGCATCATTTAACTCACTGATCTCTTCAGCAAGATAACGATTGTGTAGGTACGCTCTGTCTAACTCCGATTCCGTTAATACAGAACCATTTACAAAGTCTACAAGGTCCTCATCAGGTTGGCTCTTTCTGCGTACTCGGACATTCTGACCTTCTGTAACACCGCTAAGTATTCTTACCTTAACAGGCGTACTGGTCGTAAGTTCAATGTTAGTGTTCTCAGCACCATCGACTTCCACCGTTACGTGTTCGTCTTCTAAATAATCGAAAGCTATAGGGAATCCGTTACTGATCTTATCAGCGTCCGCTTCATAGTCAAAGTATGTTCGTGGGTCAGCCATGATGTTAAGTGTATATTATTAATTATTGAGTGAGAAGAGCAAGTACATCTTCACGTTGCATACCTTCTTTTAACCCTGCTCTTGCTGCTGTAAGTTTTGTATATTGTTCTGCTAATTCAGGAAACTCAGATAACATCTGTCTTTTAGCTTCTTTTCTGTACTTAGTTAACAAACTATTTATCTTCGTAACTCTGGGACTTTCTAAACCGGGTTCTGATACAGGAGTTAAGCTTTGATAGTTTCTACTTTTTACTAATCTAGTTAAAGCTTTACGCAGTGTTTCTCCTTGTATTTTTACAGATTGTAATAACTCTAACTGTCTATCGTATGCTGTTTGTCCGTTATCATTTTCATGTGCAAGCATATCAATTTGACCGCCTAGATTAGGTGGAGGCTGTCTGAACGCATGGTTCAAGGATGCCATCTCAGCTAGAACAGGATCATTTTTAATTGGAGACATTGCTATAGGATTAATGAATCCAGTACCCATCCACTGCTCTGCTAAATATTCTTCACCTAATAAGTTACGTTTTTTATCTAAACCACTTCTCACTCCAAGCTTACGAGCAAAAGCATCTCCCACACTCCTAACTTCTCTTAATGCTTGTGTGTCGTAATCAGCCATCTGAGATATAACATTAGGAACAAATGAAGATGTGAAGTTCTGACCAAATTTAGCCATGTATCGATCAGGATCACTAAGTGCGTCTGTAAAGTTTTGAATACCAGCTAAGTAAGATTTATTAGTAGCGTTCCTTGTAATACTTAAAGTTAAAGCTAAAAATGTTCTTTCAATTCCAGACTCATCAAAAGCTTTAGGCTCTCTCAAACCTACCTCTACAAGGTCCGCACCTACACCTAATAACGTAGCTAACGGGTCTAGCCTTTGATAACTATAATAGGTATCTCCTATTTTAATACTGTAGGGTCTCCAACCAGTAGCCATCAAAGCTTGTTTTTTCTTAGGGTCTTTAGGTCCTCCTCCAGTAATGTACTCTCTATTATTATAGATTGTATCTAAAAAGACTCCGCCAACCGCAATACCTGTCATCATCTTTCCTACAGCTTGCGATCTTCTTATAGGGTCTCCGCTTTTTAAATCAGCAAACAAACGTTGTCTCTCCTCTTTTAATACAAATACGCCCGGTGTTCTTTCAAAGGCATATTTTAATATATTAGTAGGAGTGCGAACGAACGGTAATACTAAGCGTAACATAGGTAATTTATTAGTAGCTTCTTGTAGTACTTTACCTAATGTCCCTTCTTGTAAGTCCCTAGTAAATGTTAAGTATTGTGCTTCGTCTTGTGCGTACTGTATTAACGATGATTTGTTTTGATCAAAGTTTTCTTTTACGTACCTCAATATAAACTTATCTTTATCAGTACCTTTTAAGTTCCTTTTAGTTGCTAATTCAGCTGCTTCTCTAGCTAACCCCTCTTCGGAACCCATACGCCCACCTTCAGTGATAACACCCTCTAAAGTATTGTGTATATGTTCAGCTAATCTTTTAGGGTCTTTTATTCCTTGTTGTATGCCAGACATAGCCGCTTTCAATCTAGCTGCTCTACGATAAGCTAACTGTTTAAAGAACTCATCAGATGTTAATAACAATCGACTAGGTATCCTTATAAAGTTACCGAAGGCATCAAACGCTTTCTTACTAGTTAAACCACGCTCAGTTACCATACCGCCTAAAGGACCAGCTGCAATTCTTTCTCCTGTTATAGCTCCTTGAGGTCTATCCGAAAACGATCTAGCTTGTGGGTCCAGTAAGTTATCATTTTGTTTAAAGGCTTTCTTAGAGAAACTAGCCGCTTCAGCAATCATACGACCGTCCGCCCAAGACGCCATTACGGCCTTTACTACACTCAAGTTACCACTAGCTATACCGCCTACAACAGCTTCTAATGTAGACATAGCTTGAGTAAGTCCGTTACCCATTATGTTTACCATCTGAGTTTTAGGTCCACTAAGAATAGCATTCATCCAGTACTCGGTAGGCATATCTAGGAAATGTTTACCTTGTGCCTTCTTTGCTATCTTAAACATAGACGCAATCATTGAGTCAGGATTATCTTTGTCTATTGTTTCTTTGATTAACTTAACAAGCTTATCAGGGTGCATACCACCAGAAGCATTTATGAATTGATTCCTTAATCCTTCGATTTGTATATCAGATTCACTTAGACCTATCTTTCTAGTGCTAAAGTTTTCTCTTCTAGCTTGTAGTGTTTGTCCTGTTTCCCTACCGATCTGTCTGTATATATCAGCTACATTTAACAGTTGTTGGAAGTTGTTTTTAAGTTTAGCTATAGCAGCAGAACCACCACCAGCTTTACCGTACTCTTCTACAGCATCTGTAAGATTTTCTATAACACCTCTAGCTTGATCTCTTAAACTCTGTTGTACTACACGGGCTTCAGCTATTTTAGTAGCAGCGTCTTTCCCTTGTTGTAGCATTATTTGTTGTTCAATATCTACATCTACTTCTGTAATAGCACCTTCTACAGTTACTTTATCAGGGTTTTCTTTATAGTACTTTTCCAATAACTCTTTTAATACAACAACATCTTCACCCGTCTCCAATGCAAACTGCGGCAGTCTAGGAGTTCCTCCTTTAAGTAGCTCATCAGCGTACCCACGGAACTTTTCAGGGATAGCTTGTAGTACTTCGTCTGCACCTTTTTTGAAGTCCGGCAAGTCCGCAAACATCCGACCTGCATCGAGAGGACGTTGACGTTGTATCTTTACATTACGTTGTTTAAGGAAGTCATTGAATATCTTTTGTCTTTGATCGATGCCTAACTTAGCCTTCAAAGAAGCAAACATATCTTTAAATAATATCGCTACTTCTTGTGCTATTCTTTTGAGTGTGCCTTGAGGAGCTAAGTCTTTCTCGTCTAACTTCTTCAAGAAAGCGTCAGTCATCTCCTCTGCAAAGTATTCGTCTACATCTTTAAATCTATAATTAGCGTCTGTATATATTCCCTTTTTAAAGTTTTCTAATACTTCATCACCGGGTATCACTCGCACAGTTGCTGGATCAGCTTTCGTTACGTCCCCTAATCCTTCTAAATATTTAGCACGTTCTCTTTCAAACTGCTTAGTAAGAGCGTCAACATCTACTTTAGGTAAATAACGACTAAGACTGTGCCATAATTCGTGAACAGCTGTTCTTTTTATGGAGCCGTTCTCTATAGCTTTCTTTCTTATTTGCAGAAGATTATTACCAAAGTTATAACGACCGTCACCGGGTATCTTATTTGTTATAGATAACGATACATCACCAAACAGACGCTGTCCCATAACATCTATAAACTTCTCTACATCTGCGACATCCTCTGGGTCCGCTCCCTTTATTGGGAACTTCTTCATCAGCCTACTCTTTAACTTCTCAGCCCCTTTAGGAATAATATCCATCATGGCTTCTTCTTCGTAGGTCTTGAATGGTGCAGGTGTTCTTTCTACAGCTTCATCAAAGTCTTCGATGGTTTCTCCGAGATCGTCTAGTTTCTGTTGGAGTTCAGGTTTTTCTTCAAACGATTGTCTAGCTTTAAGTTCCTCTACTTTATTTCTTGCTTCGTCTAATGAGGTTTTCTTTATATCAACCCTTGTTTGCAAAGTTTCCTCAAAAACCGATCCTTCTTCTTGCTTCCCATCTTTAACTTGCTGTCTCCAACCTTCTAAATCTTCTTCGGCTTTCTTTAAACCTTTTTCTTGAAATTTAATTTCAGCTGATGCTTGCTCTAAAGGCGTACCGAAAAGTCTTTGCTGTGTTAAAAGGTCCTCATCATCGAAGCTAGGCATATCAGCAAACGCCTTACCACCTTCTAACGCTTCGTCTACAGCTTGTGCTTGTCCGACTGCATCTGCTCCACCATCCTTAGCTTTGCGTCCGTTCTTAATAGCTTTCAGAGATTTAATAAACACACCAGCTACAGCTTCAAGACCGAGACCTTCCAACACATTCTTCATGCGTCCCTCTAGTTCTGACTCGTCTCCGTCATATGCCAAGAACTCAGTAACAGGATTCTGTAACTCTGGTACTTGTTGGATAAGATTAGACAGTCTAGCTTCTTGTCCGTTAAAGAATGTGAAGTCAGTAGCAGCACCAGCAACAACAGCTTTAGTAGCAGTACCTGCTTTAGCTAACACACCTGCTCTACCAGCAAGACCAAACAACGGAACGAAACCTGTAGCAAACTGTGTTATACCTTCTACAGCACCACCAGCCATCGTCTTAGAAGTACCGAGGAAACGAGTATCGTAATCCGGTAGTATATCAAAAGCTAAGTAGTCAGCTAAGTTGTAAGCCCCTTGTATAGCACCTTCTACGCCACGAAACGGAGCAGCAAGTACGTCCCCAGCATAATCAAAAAAGTCGTTTTCTTCTTCCTCGTTGTTTATATCTTCTGTTGCCATAATTAATCGATTATTATGAAGTCTGGGAGTGGGTCAAATTGTTGAGCAGATTGTTCGTTAATAAGTTTTTTCAAATACTCAGTTTCATCTAACGGTCTATACATTTCAGGAGGAGGTGTATAATCTGTGACAAAGCGTTTTCGTCTTTTCTCTTGTAGTCTTATAAACTCATACACATCCAAGGTAATACCTGCTGCGTCTTTAGCTCTTCTTATCAAAGCTAAACCGTCTTCTGTGTCTTTATTATCTAGTTGTTCCTGTGTAAGTATAACGACCTCACCAGCATTTACATCCCCTATAAGTTCTTTAGGTTTAAATGGTACTCCCCAGTTAGTATAAGCAACTCCGTTATCGTCGACTCTTTCCAAGGTATCCACAGAAAATACTCCTTCCATGCGAGCCGCTGATTGTAAATGTAACTGTAATATATTCTCATCAGTCTCTGGATAAAACCCAGTCTCAGTGTACGGAGCAAAATAGAGTCGTGCCGTTTCGTTTATTAATTGAGGCGTATACTTCTTTATATACTCAGTAGCTTTTTTAGCTTCAGCACTTTTAGGGTCTTTAGTTATAAAAGATTGCCACTGTGGGAGTAGTTTAATTAATTTCTTCGGGTCGTCTTGTGGTTCAGGTAATTCAGGAGCGTCTGGTTTTGGTGCTCCTATAGGCACACCTTTTGCTTGTTCTGTTTCCTTTTCTTGTATTCCATCATAAACCGACATCACTGAAGCTCTAATCTTAGGAAGCTCTTGCTCTAGTAATTCCCTAGCGTACAACGTTACATTCTCAGCTGCTTTATCTGTAGGCATACCCATTACCTCGTTTAATCGTGCGTCTATTAGAGGTTTAATTCTATTACCCGCTTCGTATAAAACAGCACGAACTTCTGAGTTATTCTTATAAACATCAGGTATATCTATATTTCTAAGGATGTTATCTAATTCTCTATTTAGACCTTGAGCAGAAGCGGTAGGGGCTTCTCTTAATATTAAATCCTTAGTGTACGACTCGGCGTCTCTAAAAGCATTTTGAGTTGTCGCTGTAATATTATCTATCAACTGCCCTTTTTGGTCAGGCGTTAAATCAGGATTATCTATGACTTTTCTTTTAAAGTATTCATCTAAAGCTAATTTATCTGTGAAGGTTTGACCATCGTATGTTATCTGATTGTCGGCTGACATATTTAATTTAGCTAACTGTACTTTATGATCGCCTGTAGTATTCTTAACAAACTCTAAGTTGTCTTCTTCCCTACGGTCCTCAGATGCTTCACCTGCTTTATCGATAATAAATTGTAAATCCTCAAACTCCATGTCTGACATCTTAGCATTACCGAACTTTAAGTTTGATTTAGCCCACAACAACAGACCGTCCGCTTGGTCTTCCATATCGTTAGTGGCTAACTTAGTTAACAAATTAGTTATAAGACCTCTTTGTTCTTTTGGTGTGTACGCATTTGTATCGCTCCAAGAATCTAACAACTGATCTCCTAAAGTTATTACATTACCATTAGCATCTGTATCTACAGCAAAACTAAAGTCTCCTCTTATCAAGGCCTGTTGTAATTCTTTGTTATCTTGTTGCTGCTCTACTAATCGATTAATACCGTCATAAAAACTAACACCAGTAGCAAACAACGTTTCTTCTTTAGCTGTTTTAGCTTCTTGTAATTCCCTGTTAGATACTAAGTTTTTAATACTAGCATTCGTAGATTGGTTTAAACCTTCTTGTGCGAACAACGATTGTAGTGCTGGTGTATTACTTATAAACTCTTGTCTTACAAAATTAGCCCGTTCTTCAAAATCATCAGGGTCTCCTTGCTTCGGATTAAGTAATCTTTGTTGTACTTCTGATATTAAATCAGTACTAGCCAACTTACCAACTGCCCTTAACTTCCTCTTCTGATTCAACGGAGAAGTCAACCACCCCATAGCTCCTCGACGTACTTGCTTGTCTAGCTCTCCTTCCGTCTTCTTGAGTATAGCCTGTACTTCTTCAGGACTTTTACGACTTAGCTCCTCCTCAAACATCTGTGCTTCTTGTTCAGCTACACCAGCGTACTGTTCAAGCAATGGATTGATCTGTGATAACGCATCAGCCAAGTCCATCAACTTATTCCGACCTGCTCGTTGAACTTGCACGGCGTACTGACCGCCCCGTTGAATAGTCGGCTGAATGCCGGGGACTGCGTCTCCCAACCCTTGTACTTGTACTCGTTCTTTAGCCATAATTAGTAATTAGGATCAGATTTCCACCCGAATGGATTTTGTGCTGCTGTAGGTGTAGACGGGGTCATTCTGCTTCCTATAT